TACAGTCGGCGTGCTTCGTCATGCCGTAGAAACTGGCAATCAGTTCCCGCCGTCTTTTTCTCGATTTTACCTCGTGCATCTTCCGAGCAAACTTCTGTTTGATGCGTTTCCGCAATCTTACATAATTGGGACGGATAACATAGCCGAGAAAATCAATGCCTTCCTCTACAGGAAACACCCGTTCATTAGGCTTGATTTCCAAGTCTATTTTTTCCATTTGCCCGTGAATAACATCACGAATCTTCCACAATTCCGCTTTCGATTTACCGAGTACCAGTCCGTCATCACAATAGCGATAGTAATAACGAATCCCGAACTTATCCTTCAGATAGTGGTCTAAAAATACAGACAGAAGCAGATTTCCTGCTCCTTGTGAGCTGCGCAGCCCGAAGCTGATACCTTCAGGCAACAGCGTTACAAAACGCTCCAGCAAAACCAGCAGCCTTTCGTCCTTGAACACCCTGCGGAAACACCACATCACGAAGTCCTGCCGCACATTGTCGTAGAACCTACAGATATCAAACTTGTAAGCATATAACGTGCCTTCCGGGTCTTTTTGCAGATCGGTACGTATGCGATTCATCAGGTCATGTGTGCCACGCCTTTTGATACTTGCTCCGGTTGTCCGGATGTAACGTTTTTGCAGGTGGCGGTCCACCACATTCATGATGGCGAACACAGCGATGCGGTCTTTCATGGACAGGATCTGCAAAATACGTTTTTTACCGTATTCTTCGATTTCCCTCTCATGGTAGCCGCCCAGCCGGAATGAGCCGTCCGCAATGGCAGCCGTCAGTTCGGCGATAATCTCCTCCCTGCGGGCAAGCAGGTGTCGTCCCTGCCTCGACCTCTTACGTCCGGTTCCGCGAAGTACCGCATCGAATGCCTCCGACATGTTGGAGTATTCGATGATTTCCTCGATGATATATCCTTCCCTGCGCATAAAGTTCTGCTGTCGGTTAATAAATATGGAAGATAAGGCCTTCCTTTCCCCGGGTCCGACTTCTTCGAATCACAAGTGACCTACCAAACTCCACCCGACGCGTGATTTTTCAGCTTTCCACCATTAAAGTGCTGTTGCTGTGGCTTGCTTCCCCCGGCACCACCTTGGGGACACGTCCCCATTGTTGTACGCCGGTTTGTTAGATTTCCAGACGCGAGCCGACATTCGCATTCGCATTCGAAGCATCGTTGTTCGCATTCGCATTCGATACACCGCCATTTGCATTCGCATTGTTGTGCCCGCGATAGACCACACGGACTATTGGGAAACTCCACCGGCTGCAAAGTTATTGATTTAACGGGCAAAATGAACTGACGAACTAAATTAATATCCAAAATAGGGCGGACATAATACCGCCCACCACAGTGAGTTCCCAATCAATCCAGTCCCATAAACCACCCCGAATGGCATCCTTCAATTCAAGACAGCAGGCGGCCACCACGGTAGCATAGATCGCCGTCCAGGGGGTAAAGCCAAGCAGGCCTACCATCAAACCGCCCACAAGATGTTTGTAGCGGTTACTCGTTTTAAGAAATGTGATAATCTTTTTCATATACCTTGATTTTTTACTTTTTTCGACCGGCTCCGCCGGTATTTGAATACTTTTTAAACGGTGTTCGAAAACCATCCGAATCCCGTTCTTCCGTTTTGGTCGCTTCGCTCCACGCTTTGGCGCTTTACGCTTACGCTACCTCACGTATCGCCTTGTACGCTGCCACGCTTTGCGCCCGGACGATTTTGCCGCGGAAGGCCAGACGCGAGCCGACATTCGCATACGCATACGAAGCATCGCTGCTCGCATTCGCACCCGATACACCGCCATGCGCATGCGCATTGTGGCGCCCGCGATAGACCACACGGACTGTGGAGGCGCTTATCCAGTATATGTCGGTATAGTATGTAGAAGATGATCCGTTCAGGTTGCCCACCGGAACAATATCCATGTACTTGCCATGCGCTACGCCTGTAATCCACTGACCGCTGTCCTTCTTACCCTGCACCATGCGGATACTGCCGTCAGGCATCCAGATACGCCATTTGCCCTGGTTGCCGCTGTCATTCGGCAGGTCCACGCCGTCCATCATGTCATACTTGTTGCCGTAGATGTCTTCATAGCCCAGGCAGCAGATATTGTTCACCTGCACAACCATTGCCTGACCGTACTCGTCCCGGCTCTTATACCAGGCATACTGGTGAACCATATTTTCAATCAATGAATTCGTGATCTTGTTATCAATAGCGTACGCTTCGTCATAGCCGATGGTATCCGTCATGCCCCGGTCGGCCGTACCACCGGTTATGCGGTTATAGGTATGCTGTCCCGCACCGCACTGTTCCTGCATGTCACGGCGACCGTAACGCGCATAGCTCAAGTTAGCGATGCGGCTGTGCATCAAAGCGTCAATCTGTTGCATGCCACGCTGCTGGCTGTAATAATGGAAGTCCGTCCACGTCATACTGCCGGCAGTATAATTGCCGGTTATACACGCACGAAGCTTACTGCCCACTACTGAACTGCCCACAACCGCACACAGATGCTCATCGTTAGCGACCCAATCAGGCTCCATATCCTCGATCTTGTCCGAGTTTGAAAGCACCACGCAGTCGAACTCCGCCGTATTCAGGATGGAGAAGTGCAGGGCCGTCGCACGTTCCGGAACGTCGGATATCAGATACATGCCCGCCTCGAATCGCAGGCCGATGGTAGGAACAACGATACTTTTAAGCACGTTGCCGTCCGTATCCGTGAAGATGCTGCCGATAAGCCCGGTACCGGGAACGCTCGGGAAGCGCACACGCTTGTAGCCCGACACGTCCACCTTGCATACCGAATAAGACTTGTCCGTGGTATAGGATTCCTTCAATGTGGGCTTGCCGCTCATGATCTTCCGTTCACCCAGCCAGCCGCCCTGTGTATCCTTGATGGCATCCAGCGTCAGTACCGTCGAGTCCGGAACCGGGGGCATTTCGTCCTCCGGATAACTGCTGTAGCAGGCGTACTTCTTGTTGTTCAAATAATCGTTGATGCCTTTACTCCAGTAAAACGGCTCATACATCATCCAGTCACCCTCGCTCCCGTCAAGCTTCGCCACCGTGCAGTCGTTCATATCCTCCGCATCGGCATAGAAGTTCGAACTCTCGTCATGAAGGGGGAAATAGGTCATCTCCCCGTCCGGGTTGTTCACATCCACCGTCTGGCCCGCTATCGTCTCTTTCCGGCTCGTAGGCATCTTCGTAACCTTGGCCAATACGCGGTGGCGCTGCTTCATGATAGCATTCACATGCCCGCTCATTTTATACGTATTGCCGAACTTGTACCCCGTCCTGTTGTCCAGGTTGGAGATGTTGGCGTCATCGGCCACGCTGTCGTCAAACTCGATCATCGTGTAAGGCGGCTGCTTGATGGTCAGCTCCGGATAACGGGCTGCATATTTCTCCAGTTCCTCATCGGCCAGGTACTTCGTCAGCGTCAGCTTTCCGCGAAGACCCGAGTGGCGGTCATCCACAGCACCCGTCTGCGTGTACGTTCCGTAGTCGTAATACTTCTTCAGCAGGGTTCCGTCGTCTTCCCGGTCTATCTCAAGCACAAAGCGCTCCAGCTTGCCGCTGCCGTCCAGTTTGGCCTGGTGCAGGTGTTCCAGCAGGACGAACCCGTCAATGCTGGGGCAGTTGGTATAGCGGTAGCCCCGCACATTGTTGATGCCTTCCAGTATCAGTCCGCTGTCGGGCAGCTTGGTCAGATATTCCAGGAACAGTTCCTCAATCGTGTCCGGCAGGCATAACTGCACAATCGGAGCACCGGTGGCCAGTTTCACACGGGTCAGCCCCGTACCCCTCACGTCCAGTTTCTTCAGGCGGCCCTGCCAGCTCAA